TTACTCAAACAGCTTAGCCACACGCTCAGAAACAGAAAGCTCCAATTCTGAAAACCTTGCTTCCAGTTCTTCACTTGCTGTCGGCTGCTGATACTTATAGAAATACCGTGTGAATGGAATCTCTGCGCCTGTCTTGATGACAGGCTTTTTCTTTCCGAGGTCTTCTTCAAAAAAAGCGGCGGCATCTGGAATATGCGGCAGGACCTCTCTTGCCATATAATCCTCGATGCGTTCTTCCCATTTCACCAGTTCGGTGTCCTTGGTTTCCTTGTCATAAATGATATTGCCCTTGCGGTCACGCTGAATCTCGGCATTCTTGTCCATGACGGAAAGTCCGTCCGCAATCTTTTCCAGCAGCTTTTTGTCGGCTGTCACGGAAGATAGGACCTTGGTCAGCACCGGCATGAAAGCTGCCGGGGAGTTATAGATCTGTTCGGAAACAGCTACATTCAGTGCAGTAATAATAGCCTCATAGACAGGTTGATTCGTCTGATAAGCCTCCAGTTTTTTCTGGTCTTTGCCGGTCAGTTCCTCGGCGTTTTCCAGTTCATCCACCTTGGACTGGTCATACAGAGAGGACAGCGAACCCTTGGAGAGCATGGCTTCAATTCGCTCCGCCGTAATGGTATAGCTGCGCTGAAGAGGCTGCATCACCGTGTACTCGCGATAAATGAACTCCTCGTTCCGATAGATTTTGCAATATTCGTTTTCTGCGAAGTCCGCATACAGCTTGGTAACGGCACTGCGATCTTCGGGGGAAATCTCGTTTTTCTTATCGCCCAGGGCTTTACGCAGCTTTTTGAAGAAAGTCGAAGCATCGATCAGCTGAATTTTGCCCTTGCGTTCCGGACGCTTATTCTTGGAGAGAACCCAGATGTATGTAGCGATGCCGGTGTTATAAAACAGGTCTGTAGGCAGCGCAATGATGGCTTCGATCAGATCGTTTTCCAGCATCCAACGGCGGATCTGGCTCTCGCCGGATGCAGTCCCGCCGGAGAAGAGCGGGCTGCCGTTTTCGATGATCGCAGCACGACCGAAGTTGTCGTCCATCTTGTCAATAGCAGACTGGAGGAACAGCATCTGCATATCGCCGGAACCAGGCAGGCCTGCGCCCCAACGACCATCAAACCCTTTCTGATACTCTGCGTTTACGGCATCTTCGACGCCTTCGGCGGCATCTTTACCGCCCCATGCAGTACCGAACGGCGGATTTTCAAGCACAAAGCGCATTTTGGTGGACTTGAAACGGTCGGCTTTCATGGTGTCCTGATAGCAGATATTTTCGGCATTCTGTCCCTTGATGAGCATTTCGGCAAGGCACATAGCGTAAGATTCCGGGTTAATCTCCTGACCAAACAGGCGCACATCCGCAGAAGGATTATAACGCTTGATGAAATTGTAGCCGGTGGATAGCATACCGCCCGTCCCGCAGGCCTGATCCAATATGGTGATGACCTTGCCATCGTCAAAGATATCATCGCAGCCTTCGGCAAGCAGAATATTGACCATCAGCTTAATGATGTCGCGGCCGGTGTAGTGGTCGCCAGCTTCGGCGTTTTCAGAGAACTTACGGATCAGTTCCTCGAAAATATATCCCATCTTTACATTGTCGATGGTGCGAGGATTGAGATCAAGCTCGGAGAACGCCTTGATGACGGAAAGCAGACGGTTATTCTTATCCATCTTGTCGATTTCTTCACCGAAGTTCAGACCGCGCTCCTTGGACATCAGAATTTCCAGCACGTTTGCAGAGAAACCCTGCAGATAACTCTTGAAATTGGCGGCAATGTGGTCTGCGTCATTTACAAGTTCTGCAAGGTCAAACTCACTGGTGTTATAAAACTGGAAGCCGGAAATACGGTACATCGCCTTTGCCGGGAAATTCGGGTTTGCTTTGAACTGGTCGACAACCTTCTGCTTGGTGGGCGCAAGCGCACACTCAAAGCGGCGGATGATCGTCATAGGAATGATGACATCCTTGTACTTGTCGCTGCGGTACGGTCCACGCAGTTTGTTTGCGATGGACCAGATAAAGTTTACTTCCGTGGAAACATCGACAGGTGAATCGTCCCACATTGCGTCTATAATCTGCTTATCAGCCATTTGCCGTTTACCTCACTTTTCGTTCTTGTAGTGCCATACTACCTTTATTTTACACCCGTTACTGTCCCATAATCAGGACTTTGTGCGCTGTCCGGTCATCATTTTATAATGCTGACTCTGACCGAGTGCATCAAAAATCATCTGGAACACACGCTTGTATGCTTCAGCGTCTTCACAGTCCTCCACATAATTCAAGCCGTCACTGATACCGTTGGGATTGTTGATATAGGCAAGGAGAGAAGATGCCAGCTGGTAGTCGGTCATATCCGGCTTTTCGCCCTCAACCTGCTTGATGAACTTTTCCCGGTTTTCCTTTTTCTCCAGCACGATAGACCGCAGGTCGCTGCCCTCATAACCGCAAAGCTGAAGGAAATAGTATTCGAGAATGCGGCGCATCACATTCAGTGCCGGAATCGTAGAATGAAGATCGCGGAGCTCGTCCCACAAAGCTGCATAGGAATTCTGCACGGGATTGTAGTTTTCTTCTTCGCTCGGAATTTCCTTGTTCTGCCGCTTGCAGAGCTTAACAGTGGATACATTATCATTTTTACGAATCATATAAAACGATGTGCAGTTGTAGTACCCGACCTGCTGATATGTAACCTCCCGGTGGAAATACACATTGTGTGTCAGGATAAACAGCTGCTTGATGTAATCACCGGGTACCTGCGGATTCAGATATTCGGTATTATTTCGGCAGACATTGATCATTTCGCGGACAATGGCACTAACAATGAAAAGAGCAGTGCTGTCCATGCTGGAAACGGGATCGTCAATTACAACGATCTTTTCTTTCAGTTCTTCACTGTTCATGCTGCCGCGCACTCTGTGGTAAAAATACAGAAATGCGATAAAGTTCCGTTCACCCTCACTGAGGTTTTCGGCAACCGTTCCGTTTTCACGAACGATTTCATAAACATTCTCAACACCATCTTTGGCTCGGATGCTGAACCCTTGGAAACCGGAGTCCCGCAGAATTTTGTTAATGCTGTCGATGGCGGCTTCGGTGTTTGCATTATGCTTATTCAACTCGGAAATCTGTGTAGTAAGCTCTCCGATTTCTTTTTTGAGCTTTTTCCCATGCTCGGTTACATCATCAATTTCTGTTTTCAGGCGAGCAACCTCGTCTTTATAACTCGTCACCTCATCGGCAAGCAAAAATGCGAGGTGTTGCATAATCTCCGTTTTACACTTTTCCTTGCTACTCTTCTTGGCAGCAACAACATCGTTATTCGCTTTAATGAGCTTATTGATGTCATCGATCATTGCGCCGATTTCAAGGAGAAGCGTGTCGGTATCCTCCAAAGACACCGTTTTTGAGGGTTCTTTAACCTTTTCGGCAATACGCTGTCGATTGACCTCGAACTTGCTCTCCAGCAGAGAGAGCCTCTCTTGATATGCCTTCAAATCAAGAGAAGGCATTGCATCGGCGGTGTTGGTTTGCAGCACGCGCACGATATCTGCCGTTTCTCTGCTGTAGGTGGTCTGGAACTGCCCTAAGTCCCGAATGTCCTGCTGATACTGTGCATCAAAAGTGGTAGCAATTTCATTTTCAAAGTTTGCCGGGAGTTTCTGCTGACAATATGGACACTTCCCACCGGCAGAACCAGAAAAATGCGTGTGCCCATCACGAACCCAATCGGAAGCCGTGCTGCCAAGGGCTTTCAGGAAACGGGCGAACGGTGTATCACTGCTACTGACGATAACTTTATCCAGCAGTTCTTTTCCGGGGAGACTGCCGTAAGTCGTCGCACCGGCTTTCTTGAATTCGGCATAAGCTCTGGCAGTATCATCGAAAGCAACCCCATAAAGGCGTTCCAGTTCGGAAAGATCATGCTCCTTGGGAGTCTTCTCTCCAAGAACAGCCTCTGCAAAATTCCTCTTCTGCTTTTTGCCGTCCATGCACTTTTCAAAATGCTTGCGGATATCCGCAGTCTTGGAGAAGCAGGCCTCCTGAAATTGAGCCAACGCAGCGTCAACACCGGCGGTTTTCTGTTTGTACTCTTCACCGGCGGTCACCTTTGCATCGGATTTTTTCTTCTTTTCTTCGGTCAGCTCAGCAATTCGCTTCTTTGCTTCGATATCTTCCTCGCCAAAAATGAATACGCCTTTTAAATCACCGTAATTTACAAAGTTTTCATTGATGAAATCCTGATTATAAACAAGCACATCATAATCATCCGCAGACTTTCCGTCTGCCCAGACAACGCCGTCGTCCTCCTCAATGGCATGGGCAATTGAGGATTTGCCCGCTCCGTTATTCCCATAGAAGAAGTTTACGAATGTGAGATCGGCAACTGGCACATCCGTGAATGTTGCTCTATTGAGTGTAATGTTTTCGATTGCTGAAGGAACTTTGCGCTGCATTCATTTCACCATCCTATCCTTAAAAGTGTTCTTTATTCTTGAATTTTCCCTTTACGAACCCATTCATCAACTTCGGAAATTTTAAATTTATATCTTTTCCCGGCACGATAAACGGGGAGCTTTCCTTCTTTGATCCATGTGCGAACGGTATCCTGGCTGATGCTCAAATGCTCCGCGACATCCTCCAGATTGACCCACTTTTCAACCTGCATTTCTTCATATTCACGACTCATCGTATTACCTCCATTTTTGCACAAACCATGAGTTTAGAGTTTGAATACTCTGTATCCGGCCTTTTCAAGAATCTCCACCAGATTGATTCGCTTTATTGCCCAATGCGTCCGGCTGAGTTCGTTATAAGCCTTTGCACCGCCAATGCAGAGATCTGCAGCGAGGTCTATTAAAACCTGTTGGGGCAGCGCATTCAGTTTAGTGAAGTATATTTTGATCCCATTATCCTGTACTTTTATATCCGTCACATAACCGTAATAAGCCATGTGGTCAGGGTCGGTTTTTGTGAAATTATGGTTCTCACTACAAAACAATGCAGGGAAAGTTTTGACGATCTCAATTGCCTCCGCAGTCAGTGCAGCACACAGTGTCTTCATCTCATCCGATGTACTTTCTGTTAAGGCCCGATTCTTTGGAACCATAAATGATGGGCCGTCATATTGCTCGGTTCCAAGAACAAAGAAATTGAAACAGTCATAATTGAATGTAACGCCTTGTCCAACGACAGTTCCACCGGCTGGTTGAACCCCCTGCATGATGAGTACCGTCTGATTTGTAGTGGCATCATAGTGCTGAACATAAGCAATCTGAGTACTATCGTTTCCATATTGATTCAGGTTCGCCTGAATCGGTTGCTGCGACTGTGTCTTCTGAGTGAGGCTATCGCCGGTCTTGACAATCTGAGTATCACCACTCATAGGCTCAATTCTCCTTCTTTTTGCCACTGTAGTAATTCTCAACGTGGCCAATCTGTGTGCCGTTGTTGCCATATTGAGTGAAATTAAATACGAACGGATTATTCACAGTCTGCTGGGTCGGTTGCTCTGGTGTATCGTCAATTATTACCGTTTCGACCGGATCATTATCCGCTCCTGGCTTTTCCATGGTTTCAACATAATAGGTAGTCAGGTCATCAAGGATGCCTTCGCCCATGTGGGCAGTATATTTTCTTTGAGCTCTGCCGTTGGATGGGCACCACGCATCGTAGGTCTTTTGCCCTATAGAGTTATCCTTGCGGTTTATAACGATATAATGCCAAATGCCGAGCAAGAACGCTGGCAGACATACTTTTTTAAGGTCGCCAAGTGCGGTCTTTTTCTTTTTTTCGCCATTTGGCTCGGTATAGAACTCGTCATTGGCTTTAATAGATTGATCCTGCTGAATCAAATCAATAAGGGCTCTGACCAGATTGACATCTTTATGAACCGCCTCGCTCATATCAAGGAAGTCATTTACAAATCCGATCATTCCATTCAAGGCGGTTTGATAGTCAGTTCTCACCGCAGTGTCAAAAGCTGTAACGACCTGATCATCACCAAACGGAAGATAGGCACTTGTTGATGTTTCGCATCTCTTGTAGTTGTTAACGATGGTTTTGAGTTTTTCTTTGCCGGGATCTACATAATCGAGGTTGATTACCTTAATCAGACCTACCATTACTTCTGAATCGGACAATCCATCGCTGTCCCCGGCATAGTGCTCTCTTGCTTTCATTCGTTGGCGGAGAGCTTGTAGCACCAGCGTAAAGAAGGTGCCTCCGCACAAACGAGGGTAATCATCTATTGACACTGTGTTTTCCTCCGCTTGGCATATTTTACTTGAATTCTAATAGTGTGGGGAACTTGAATACCCACCAAACCCTATTAAAACATATTATAGCACAAAAAACTCCAAAATACAATCCCATGCGATGAACACATCATTTCGGGATTGTGAAATCTTTTTTGGCTGCTGACCTTATTAACCTTATCAACTATGGCAGCTGACCTAAAAAACGATTGGATAGCTCTTGTGGAAACCCCGCAGGAGCTTTTTTCTTCGGTGGTTTCCGCAAATTTGAAAACCAACGGAGGAAACAATCATGCAAAAGAAAGCCAATCGTTACTTTATCCCCATTGACGGGATGCCCATCGAAGTCAGCGAAGAAGTCTACCGGGCGTACTACCGCCCAATCTGGAACACTCGCTACCATGCCCAGAAGAACGGCGAGTGCCGCTGCACCAAGACTCAATTCTGGAAGTGCGACGGTGTTTGCCCCGGCTGCCCGTTTTACGCTGTCGGGAAGAAGGTCTCTATCGACACGGCCATCGGTGGCGAGGATGACGATCTGACCCTCGGCGACACGCTGGCGGACAATGCGCCGACTGCAGATTCCATCCTTATGGATCAGGAACTGCTCAAGGCGCTATATGACGAACTCGACCGTCTTGACCCGGAGGGTCAGCGCATCTGCGAGCTGATGATGCACCATTCGGAGCGTGAAGCCGCAGAAATCATGGGTATGGCACGCTCCACTTTCAAGCGGCACTGGGCAAAAATCCGTGCGGAACTGCAGGACAGGCTCAAAGGCTATTACATCTAATATTTTCCATCGTTCCTTCGACTGCGGAACTGCGGTCGAAGGGATAAATCTTTTTTCGGCAAAAAGCGGACCGCTTCGACAGCTTCCCTCCAGTGGGTACTGAGGACAGCAAGACAACTCAGCACCTCGGAAAGGAGGAACCGCCAATGAACGAGTCCACAAACAACAAGCCCGTGAGCGATGAGGAACTGATCGGTGTGCTTACGGCAATCAGCGTAGTGTCAAAGCGTCTGGCAAAAAAACTGATTCAGCTGAACCAGGCAAGTCAATCAGAGGAAGGAGGTAAACACGATGAGCAAAATGAGCGAAATGGAAGCGACCATCCGAGAGTTACGGGATATTGCATCTTCTATTAACGATATCGCCAACTGGCTGACCGATGCGTTCTGCGGCGCTGACGACGCAGAAGCTGCACCTGCTTCGGAAAAGACATATTCGCTTGAAGAAGTCAGAGCAATTCTGGCAGAAAAATCAAGAGATGGCTTCACCACTCAGATTCGTGACCTTCTTCAGAGGTATGGAGCAACCAAGCTCTCCGAGGTGGACCCCACCCGGTACGGGGACCTTGTGGCGGATGCGGAGGTGCTGGGCAATGGGTAATCATGCTCTGCTCTCCGCATCCTCCTCCCACAGGTGGCTCAATTGCCCGCCTTCAGCAAGGCTGTGCGAAAGCTACGATGATAAGGGCAGCGATTTTGCCGCCGAAGGAACCGATGCCCATGCACTCTGCGAGTATAAGCTGCGAAAAGCACTCGGTATGGCGGCAGCGGACCCGACCGAAAGCCTAACCTGGTACAGCACCGAAATGGAGGACTGCGCCAACGGCTATGTCGCTTTTGTAATGGAACTCGTCGCAGAAGCCAAGAAGGTCTGCACCGACCCTGTCGTGCTGATTGAGCAGCGGCTTGACTACTCCAAATATGTAAAAGAGGGCTTCGGCACCGGCGACTGCGTCATCATCGCAGACGGAACGCTGCACATTGTGGATTACAAGCATGGGCGTGGAGTCTTGGTGGAAGCCGACGATAATCCGCAGATGAAGCTGTACGCTCTCGGTGCTCTGGAGCTGTTCGACTGCATCTACGACATCGACACCGTCAGTATGACCATCTATCAGCCCAGGCGCTCCAATGTCAGCACCTTTACCATTCCAAAGCAGGAGCTTTGCGAATGGGCGGACAAGGTTTTGACGCCGACCGCAGAGCTGGCCTTCCAAGGCAGCGGTGAATATCACTGCGGCGAATGGTGCCAGTTCTGCAAGGCAAAAGCGGATTGCCGCGAGAGAGCCAAAGCCAACATGGAGCTTGCCCGATATGAGTTTCGGCAGCCGCCTCTGCTCACGGATGAGGAGGTCGAAGATATCCTCGGTCAAATCGACGGACTGACTACCTGGGCGGCCGATATCAAGGACTATGCGCTGCAGGCGGCCATCAGCGGAAAACAGTGGCCCGGCTACAAGCTGGTCGAGGGACGCTCCAACCGAAAGTACACAGACGAACACGCCGTCATCGCCGCCGTGACCGCCGCAGGGTACGACCCCTATGAGCACAAGGTTCTCGGCATTACCGCTATGACTGCGATGCTCGGAAAGAAGCAATTCAACGCTATCCTCGGTGATTTGATCATCAAGCCGCAAGGCAAACCCACGCTTGTGCCGGAAAGCGATAAAAGACCGGCAATGACAACCATTATCGATGATTTTAAGGAGGACAACTGATATGTCGAATTCTACCACTAAGCTCGTAAACCCCATGAAGGTCATTACCGGCAAAGATACCCGCTGGTCCTACGCCAACGTCTGGGAAGCAAAATCCATCAACGGCGGCACGCCGAAGTTCAGCGTCAGCCTCATCATTCCGAAGTCTGACACCGTGACCGTCCAGAAGATCAAGGCGGCTATCCAGGCAGCCTATGAAGAAGGTCAGGCGAAGCTCAAGGGCAACGGTCGCTCCGTTCCGCCTTTGACTGCCATTAAAACTCCCCTCCGCGACGGAGACACCGAGCGCCCGGATGATCCCGCTTATGCCAACAGCTACTTTATCAACGCCAACTCCGCAACCGCTCCCGGCATCGTGGACGCCGACTGCAACCCGATCTTGACCCGCTCCGAGATTTACTCCGGCGTGTACGGTCGTGCCAGCATCAATTTCTACGCCTTCAACAGCAACGGCAACAAGGGCATCGCCTGCGGGCTGAACAACCTTCAGAAGATCCGTGACGGTGAGCCTCTCGGCGGCAAGTCCAGTGCGGCGTCCGATTTCGCCACCGATGTGGACGAAGATTTCCTATCTTGAGGAGGTGCGCAGCATGAGTATTACCACGATTCTCTGCATTCTGCTTCTGTCCCTGTATCTGCTCCTGGCGGTGTTTTGGATCGTCAGATCCATCATTGACGCCGTCGATGACCGCAAACGCGATAAGCGCAATGCGGCATGGGAGGAAGAGCGCCGACAGCTTGAGAAGGAACACGCCCTTCGTGAGGTGGAGTATCACGAAGCTCGTATGAAAGAACTCAACAAAGAGTAATCTCCGATCCCGTGGGCGGTGGGAATGTTCCTGCCGCCCATTCGGGCTATGGAAAGGATTCGTGTATATGAAAACACTCAGTATCGATATTGAAACATACAGCAGCGTTGACCTTGCCAAATGCGGCATCTACAAATACACCGAAGCGTCGGATTTTGACATTCTTCTCTTCGGATACTCCGTTGAGGGCAGTCCCGTGCAGGTGGTTGACCTTGCCTGCGGAGAGACGATTCCTGCGGAGATTATTGCCGCCCTGACGGACACAGGTGTCACAAAGTGGGCGTTCAATGCGCAGTTCGAGCGGATATGCCTCTCACGCTGGCTTCGGAAAAACGGCAACTTTGATAATACCGGCTACAGCATCTCGGAGGATACCGTGGGAAACTATCTCAACCCTGCCTCCTGGAAATGCACCATGATCTGGTCTGCCTATATGGGGCTTCCGCTTTCACTGGAGGGCGTCGGCACCGTGTTGGGACTTGGAAAGCAAAAGCTGACCGAAGGCAAGGAACTCATCAAATATTTCTGTCAGCCCTGTGCGCCGACGAAGGTCAACGGTGGTCGGACTCGTAATCTGCCGGAGAATGCTCCGGATAAGTGGACCTCGTTCAAACGATACAACATCCGTGATGTTGAGGTCGAGATGTCCATTCAGGAAAAACTCGCCAAGTTTCCCGTGCCGGAAGCCGTCTGGGAGCAGTATCACCTCGACCAGGAGATCAACGACAGAGGTGTTGCGCTGGATATGGAGCTGGTGCATCAGGCGATTGCCATGGACACCCGCTCCCGCAAAGAGCTTACCGACGCCATGAAGAAGCTGACCGCTTTGGATAACCCCAACTCGGTACAGCAGATGAAGCAGTGGCTTTCGGATAATGGCTTGGCGGTCGATTCCCTGGGCAAGAAGGAAGTTGCGGAAATGCTCAAAACTGCGCCGACAGAGCTGCAAAAGGTTCTTTCGCTTCGCCAGCAGCTTGCGAAATCCTCCGTCCGTAAATATCAGGCGATGGAGAAAGCCGTATGCGCAGACGGTCGTGCCCGTGGGATGTTTCAGTTCTACGGTGCCAACAGAACCGGCCGCTGGGCAGGACGCATTATTCAAATGCAAAATCTGCCGCAGAACCATCTTCCCGATCTGGCCGAGGCTCGCAGTCTTGTCCGCTCCGGCAACTTTGACGCTGTACAGCTATTGTACGAAGATGTGCCGGATACATTGTCGCAGCTGATCCGCACCGCATTTGTGCCGAAAAGCGGCTGCAAGTTTATCGTTGCCGACTTTTCCGCCATTGAGGCCAGAGTGCTGGCATGGTTTGCGGGAGAAGCCTGGCGTCAGGAGGTTTTTGAAAAAGGCGGCGATATCTACTGTGCGTCCGCATCGCAGATGTTCAGGGTTCCGGTGGAAAAGCACGGTGTAAACGGTCATCTGCGGCAGAAAGGAAAAATCGCTGAACTCGCCCTTGGCTATGGCGGTTCGGTCGGCGCGCTCAAAGCAATGGGCGCTTTGGAGATGGGGCTTTCCGAAGATGAACTGCAGCCGCTGGTCACTGCGTGGCGCAACTCGAACCAGAACATCGTGAAGTTCTGGTGGGACATCGACCGCGCTGCCATGAGTGCCGTAAAGCAGCATTTGGACAGCGAGGTCTGTGGCATCGGGTTCGCCTATCGGAGCGGGATGCTCTTTATCACACTTCCGTCTGGCAGGAAGCTTTCCTATGTAAAGCCTAAACTCGGCACTAACCAGTTCGGTGGCGAATGCATCACCTACGAGGGCATCGGCGGCACAAAGAAATGGGAGCGGCTGGAGACCTACGGCCCAAAACTCGTGGAAAATATCGTTCAGGCCACTTCCCGTGATATCCTCTGCTATACCATGCAGACCCTGTCCCACTGCTTTATCACCATGCACATTCACGACGAACTGGTGATAGAAGCCGCACCGGAGGTTGAACTCCACACCATATGTGACCAGATGGGACGCACCCCGCCGTGGGCTGCCGGGCTGAAACTCCGCGCTGACGGATATGAAACCATGTTCTACAAAAAGGACTAAAACCGGACCACTGCCCACGGAACGCTCCAGTGGGTAGTGAAAACTATAGATTGGAGGAGCCTGTCATGGCTGATTTTAGAAATGCAGAAGGCTATGCCGACCCTACGGCTTACGGTGCTTTCTGTGCCATTGAAAAAGAAGAAAAGGCGCTCCGGGCATTCAGACCCATCGTGTATATCTGCAGTCCGTATGCCGGAGATGTCGAAAACAACACTGCCGCCGCAAGACGCTACAGCCGATTTGCGGTGGAAGCCGGATATATTCCCATTGCACCGCATCTGCTCTTTCCGCAGTTCCTTGACGACAAAAAGCCAAAAGAGCGTGAGCTGGGGCTGTTCTTCGGCAACGCAATTCTCAGTAAATGTGCGGAAATGTGGGTTTTCGGCGAACACATCTCCGAAGGTATGGAGGCAGAAATCAAAAGAGCCACATGGAAGGGCTATCGGATTCGCTATTTCAGCGAGACCTGCAAGGAGGTATCACGATGAGATTTACACTGTACCGCGCCGACCGCTTGGGGATGCCGGAGAACTGCGTCTACCCGCATAAGGTCGCGGTGACCGATAAAAACACGCTGCTGCAGGCCGTGTCTTACGACTATGTCTGCGCCGAATACCGAGGCAGCTACCGCAACAACGATAATTTCCTCGGAGCGGATTGTCTCCCTGTCGACTGCGACAACGACCACAGCGATGATCCGGAGAACTGGGTCTATCCCTCCGATGTTGCCGCCGCATTTCCCGGCGTGGCCTTTGCGGTTCACTACAGCCGCAACCATATGAAGGTGAAAAACGGCAAGGAAGCGCGACCTAAATTCCATGTGCTGTTTCCCATTGACCGACTGACGGATGCGGCGCAGTACAGCGATTTGAAAAAGCTGGTCAACACCCTCTTTCCGTATTTTGACACCAAAGCACTTGATGCCGCCAGATTCTTCTTCGGCACGGAAGTTCCGCAGGTCGACATCTTTGACGGGCCGATGATGCTGACAACTTTCCTTGCTGATGATGATTTCGACGCAAATATGGACTCCGGCAGCTACGGCAGCATCATTATTCCCGAAGGAAGCCGCAATGCCACCATGTCGCACTATGCCGGGCGCATTCTGAAACGCTTCGGAAATACCGAAGAAGCGCGCAAGCATTTTACGGAGGTTGCCGCTTGCTGTCAGCCACCCTTGGAGCAGTCGGAACTGGACAGCATCTGGCGCAGCGCACAGCGGTTTTACGGAAAAATCTCCGCACAGGACGGCTACATTCCGCCAGAGCAGTACAACCAGGAGCTGCAGCTCAAGCCGACCGACTATTCTGATGTGGGACAGGCCACTGTGCTTTCAAGGGAATACGAGGTAAAGCTCCGCTATACGCCCTCTACCGATTTTCTCGTGTACAACGGCGGCTTCTGGGAAGAATCCAAACCCAAGGCGCAGGCGGTGGCGCAGGAATTGACGACCCGCCAGCTTGAGGAGGCGGAGACCGAAATCAGGAAGACCACCGATGAGATGATGAAAAACGGTGCTTGGGAACTGCTGGCGTCGATGGGTCCCAAGAAGGCAGCTGCGGCTTTTAATTCGGAACAGGCGCGGTCTTTTCAGAAATATGAGAATGCCACGACCTACCGCAACTACGCCATCAAGCGCCGTGACTCCAAATACATCTCCGCTGCATTAAAAGAGTCGCACCCCATGCTGGAGATCGACCAGCGGCAGTTGGATTCGGATGAGTTTCTGCTGAATACCCCGACCTCTACTTACGACCTCCGTCTGGGGCTTGTATCCGCACGGGAACATACAGCGACGGATTTCATCACCAAGCAAACCACCGTTGACCCGGCCGATGAAGGTATGGATATCTGGCAGGACGCCTTGGAAACATTCTTCTGCGGCGATGCGGATCTGATTCGCTATGTGCAGGAGATTGCAGGCTTGTCCGCCATCGGAAAAGTGTGTGTCGAAGCCTTGATTATTGCTTACGGCGAAGGTCGAAACGGTAAATTCACCTTCTGGAACACACTCTCCCGTGTGCTTGGCACCTACAGCGGAAATATGTCCGCTGATACGCTGACCGTGGGTTGCAAGCGAAATGTGAAGCCGGAACTGGCCGAGGCTAAGGGCAAGCGGCTGATTATCGCAGCAGAACTGGAGGAAGGTATGCGGCTGAGCACTTCCAATGTGAAACAGCTGTGCTCTACGGACGAAATCTACGCCGAGAAGAAGTACAAAGACCCCTTCAGCTACGTGCCAAGCCACACGCTGGTCCTCTATACCAACCATCTGCCGAAGGTCGGTGCAATCGATGCCGGTACCTGGCGACGGCTGATCGTGATTCCGTTCAACGCAAGGATCGAGGGAAACTCTGATATCAAAAACTATGCCGATTTCCTGTTTGAGAAGGCCGGCGGCGCAATTCTGAAATGGATCATGGTCGGTGCAAAGCGTGTGATCGACAACGACTATCATATCGTCAAGCCTGCCGTGGTGGAGGAAGCCATCAAAAAATACAAGGACAACAACGACTGGCTCTCGCAGTTTCTGGACGAATGCTGCGAGGTCGGCGACGCTTTCTCCGCGAAATCCGGCGATGTCTACAACGCATACCGCAGTTATTGTGCGCAGGTGGGTGACTATGTTCGCAGTACGACAGATTTCTACACTGCGCTGGAATGCGCCGGTTTTGAAAGGAAACGAAGCAAATCCGCACGGATGCTTTTCGGCCTGCAGCTTAAGTCGGATTTCCTGAATTGAGCATAGGGTGACGGTCGATGACACTCTCTACAGGAACTTCTCCTATAGCCTTAAAAAACAAGTCCTAAGAGAAGTTACTGAAATAACTGTCATCGACTGTCACCACCCACCTAATTTCTGATGGAGGATCACTATGAGAGAGAAAATGATAGAACAGAAATTGATAAAAGCCGTAAAAAACGCTGGCGGCATCGCACCGAAACTGGTCAGCCCCGGCTTTGACGGAATGCCAGACCGTATGGTGCTGATGCCGGAAGGCAAATTCGGCTTTGTGGAGGTCAAGGCGCCGGGAAAGAAACCGCGACAGCTGCAGGCTGCCAGACACGGACTGCTGCGGCGGCTGGGCTTCAAGGTGTATGTCCTTTATGACCCGGAGCAGATTGGAGGGATAGTGGATGAAATACGAACCGCATGAATATCAGAAATACGCCATTGACTACATCGAGACACATCCCTTCGCCGCAGTACTGCTTGATATGGGTCTTGGCAAAACGAGCATCACCCTCACTGCCATAGGCGACCTGCTGTTCGACAGCTTTGAGGTACACCGGGTGCTGGTGATTGCGCCGCTGCGAGTGGCTCGTGATACCTGGAGTGCGGAGCTGCAAAAGTGGGATCATCTCCACAGCCTTAATTATTCGGTGGTGGTCGGCAGTGAACCGGAACGCAAAGCGGCTCTCATGCGTAAAGCCGATATCTACATCATCAACCGAGAGAATGTACAGTGGCTGATTGAAAAGAGTGGGATGCCCTTTCACTTCGATATGGTGGTCATTGATGAGCTTTCTTCCTTCAAAAATCACCAGTCCAAGAGGTTCAAGGCTCTGATGCAGATGCGACCCAGAATCAAGCGAGTTGTTGGACTGACCGGCACTCCCGCTTCCAACGGCCTAATGGATTTGTGGGCGGAGTTCAAGGTTATCGATCTCGGTAAACGCCTCGGCAGATTCATCACGCATTACCGGCAGGAATATTTCGTGCCGGACGCCATGAACGGTCAGATCGTTTACAGCTATCGCCCCAAGCCGGGAGCGGAGCAGGACATATACCGAAAAATATCGGACATCACGATTTCCATGAAATCAACCGACCACCTGACAATGCCGAAACTGATCTCCAGCGAATATCGGGTGTATCTAAACCAGGGTGAGCGAGATGCCTACGCTGAAATGAAAAAGCAGTTCATACTGGACCTGCCCGACGGAGAGATCAGTGCCGCAAACGCCGCTGCGCTTTCCGGCAAGCTGTCCCAGATGGCGAACGGCGCAATTTATGATGATGCCGGAAATACAGTCCTTATTCATAACCGCAAGCTGGACGCACTGGAGGACATCATCGAAGCCGCCAACGGCAAGCCTCTTCTGGTGGCGTACTGGTTCAAGCATGATTTGGAGCGAATTACGAAACGGCTTCATGCGCGGCACATTCCGTTTTCCCGCCTTGATACTTCTGACAGCATCCGAAGGTGGAACAGCGGCGAGATCCCCGTGGCGCTTATCCACCCCGCCTCTGCCGGACATGGGCTGAATCTCCAAAGCGGCGGCAGCACCATCGTCTGGTTCGGGCTGACATGGTCGTTGGAACTGTACCAGCAGACAATAGCCCGTCTGTGGCGGCAAGGACAGATTTCCGAAACCGTGGTGGTTCAGCACATTGTAGCGGATGACACCATTGATGAGCAGATTCTGTGTGCGCTGAAAGCCAAAGACAAAACGCAGTCGGCCTTGATAGCTGCAGTCAAGGCAAATTTGAAAATCTGAGACAATAGTTCGTAAAATAACGACAATCCGTGCCAATCCGAGGATCTTAAAATATCGGAGGTACGAATATGAACCCCTATCAGGCATTAGCCAACGCCATTGTAGAACTGGCCGTAAAAGACTACAAAAAAGCCCTCAAGCAGCATTACCGCTTTCCGAACAACAAGGATTATGACGATGCCGTGACATCCTTGGAGCGATTCTTCCGTTCCGGCTGGTACGAAACGCTGACCGACCTGGATGGCGAATATCTCATGACAGGTGTTCGCCGCATGGTGCATAAGGAGGTGGCGGCATGACGGCAAAGGAATATCTCTCACAGGCGCACCACCTTGACCAGCGCATTGACGCAAAAATCGCCCAGGTCGCATCACTGAATGAACTTGCCACCAAATGCACCGCCACATTGACAGGTATGCCGAGAAATCCCAATCGCGGCGGCTCCACAATGGCAGATGCCGTGTGCAAGATCATTGACCTGCAGGAAGAAATCAACAGGGACATCGACCGGCTCGTGGATCTGAAGCGTGAGATCGTAGAGGTCATTAAGTCTGTAGACAACACCGAGTACCAGATTCTTTTGGAGAAACGGTATCTGTGCTTCCACACCTGGGAGCAGATTGCTGTGGATATGCACTACAGCGGGAAATGGATACAGAAACTGCACGACCGCGCCTTGGATGTGGTGGCAGATATTCTGAAAGCAAAAAGTGTACACGATAGTTCCGTAGAGTTCCCATCCTAAATGTAGTATCATTATAATAGCGAAAAAGAATCCAGGACAGCCTCATGGGAGCAATCCCGTGGGGCTTTTCCTATGCAAAGAGGTTTCGCATACATTTTAGCACAAACCTCTTTGACCGCGAGGAGGTGAAACGATGCCGAAGAAACCGCTGCGCCCGTGCTCTCATCCCGGCTGTCCCAACCTCTGTGAGGGACAGTTTTGTGAACAGCACCGTGTGGAGGAACGCCGCAGGTACGACAAATACGAGCGCAGCTCCGATGTCAACCGCAAGTACGGCAGAGCGTGGAAACGCATCCGTGACCGCTATGCGGCAGAGCATCCTCTCTGTGAGATGTGCCTCAAAGAAGGTCGGCTGACTCCGGTACAGGAAGTTCACCACATCCTGCCCGTTTCCAAAGGCGGTACTCACGCAAGGGACAACCTCATGAGCCTTTGTCAGTCCTGCCACACCAAGATCCACCACGACCTCGGCGACCGGTAGGGGTATGAAAATCTCCGGGACCTTTTCGGTCGGGCAACGGCCCGGGGTCACGTGCGCGAAAAAGGCGAAATCAAAAGGGTAATTAAGGGAGGTGAACTCGGATGCCCACAAAATCGAATAACACAGGCGGGCGCGGCGGCGCAAGACCCGGTGCGGGAAGGAAGAAATCCGCAGTCAAGGACAAGGCCGAAAGCGGTAATCCCGGCGGCAGAAAACTTGAAGTGCTGGATATTCCCGAAGTCGAGGGTGTTGTCATGCCGAAGCCCCATGATTTTCTTTCCGCCGAGCAGCGGGACGGCAGCGTCCTGCAGGCACAGGAAATCTACACGGAAACCTGGCAATGGCTCAAAGGTATCGGCTGCGCCGCAAAGGTGTCGCCGCAGCTCTTGGAGCGCTACGCCATGTGTTCCGCCCGTTGGGTGCAGTGCGAGGAAATGACCAACCGCATGGGTTTCCTCTCCAAGCACCCCACCACGGGAAAGCCGATCCCGTCTCCGTTTATCAACATCGGCATCAACTACATGAACCAGGCGGTTCGGCTCTGGAATGAGATTTTCCAGATCGTGAAAGAAAACTGCAGCACGGAATACGGCGAGTCTACGCCGCAGGATGACCTTATGGAACGCCTGCTCCGTGCGAGAAAGGGGTAACACCATGTTTGAAAAAGTAAATCCGTGCCACCCGGATAAGGTGGCAGACAGAATTGCCGGTGCGCTCGTTGACCTGGCATACAAGAAAGCAGAAAATCCCCGCATCGCCGTAGAAGTGCTCATCGGTCACGGCGTGTGCTACATTATTGCGGAGGCTTCGGTGAGTATTCCGATAGAGGAAATCACCGCCGCCGTTCACCGCATTGCTGGAAACCTCGCTGTGGACTATGTGGAAGTGCCGCAGGACGGTCACCTTGCCGAAAACCAGGCAGACGGTGTCCGCTGCGGAGATAACGGCATCTTCAAGGGAATGCCCGTGACCGAGGACCAGAAAAAGCTGTCGCAAATCGCACGGAGCATTTTCTCCAAACATCCCTTTGACGGCAAATACATTCTGGACGGCGACCGACTCATCCTCTGTCAGAGCAATGCCGAAACGCAGCATCTGCGCGAGATTTATCCCGATGCGGAGATCAACCCACTCGGTGACTGGACCGGTGGTACCGATGTGGACACCGGCGCTGCCAACCGCAAGCTCGGTTCGGATATGGCTGACTCAGTGACCGGCGGCGGTCTGCACGGTAAGGATCTATCTAAGGCAGATGTGTCTGTCAACATCTATGCTTTTCTCAAAGCCCAGGAAACCGGCAAGCCCGTAACGCTCTGCTGTGCCATTGGTGATGACACCGTAGACGGCAGACCGTATGAGAAAATCGTGGAGATTGCTCGAAACTATATCCGCTCGGTCGGCGGCTTTGAGAAGTTTGCGGAATGGGGGCTGGTTTGATGAAAACAACGACTGAAATGCAGCTCGTTCCCATTACAAAGCTGGTGCCGTATGTCAACAACGCCCGGACACACAGCCCGGAACAGATCAATAAGCTCCGCTCCTCGCTCCGTGAGTTCGGTTTTATCAATCCTGTCATCATCGACCGTGACTATGGCGTAATTGCCGGTCACGGTCGTATTCTTGCCGCCAAGGAGGAAGGCATCACCGAAGTGCCGTGTGTCTTTGCCGACCACCTTACGGAAGCGCAGAAAAAAGCCTACATCATTGCCGACAACCGCATGGCGATGGACGCAGGCTGGGATGAAGAACTCCTGCGTGTGGAGATTGAGTCCTTGCAGGCGGCAGACTTCGACCCGCTCCTCACAGGTTTTGACGAAAAAGAGCTGTCAAAGCTGTTTGACGATGGAATCGAAGCCAAAGAGGACGATTTCGATGTGGATGCCGAGCTGCAAAAGCCTACCTTCACGAAGCCCGGCGACATCTGGACGCTGGGGCGGCATCGGCTCATTTGCGGCGACAGCACAAAAGAGGAAACCTATACCGCTCTCATGGACGGCCGCAAAGCGAACCTCGTCATCACCGACCCACCCTACAATGTCAACTACGAGGGCAGCGCCGGAAAAATCAAGAACGACAACATGGCATCGGAGAAGTTTTTCGACTTCCTCTTCGATGCCTTTTCCAATATGGAGAAGGTCATGGCGGACGATGCCTCCATCTATGTGTTCCACGCCGACACTGAGGGGCTGAACTTCCGAAAGGCTTTTGACGCTGCTGGGTTCTATCTCTCCGGCTGCTGTATCTGGAAGAAGCAGTCCCTCGTGCTGGGACGCTCCCCGTACCAGTGGCAGCACGAGCCGTGCCTCTACGGCTGGAAGAAGAAAGGCAAGCACCAGTGGTACACTGGGCGCAAAGAGTCCACCATCTGGGAGTTCGACAAGCCCAAGAAAAACGGCGACCATCCTACCATGAAGCCGATCCCGCTTCTGGCTTATCCCATTCAGAACAGCTCTATGGCAAACTCCGTGGTGCTCGACCCCTTCGGCGGCTCCGGTTCTACGCTCATTGCCTGTGAGCAGACCGACCGCATCTGCTGCACCATCGAGCTGGACGAAAAGTTCTGCGATGTCATTGTCCGCAGATACATCGAGCAGGTCGGCACGGATGAGAAGGTGAGCGTTTTGCGTGACAGCAAGGAATACAAGTATAGCGAGGTAGCACCCCATGACGAATGACGCGTACAGCATTGTGTGGTATGCACAGTCCGGCGACGAATAAATCTACATCATTCTCTTCATCTGAGCCTTGCTATTCAGAGCGTTCAGAGCGAATATGTGACTACCAAAAATCAAGGAGGTCACGAAAATGACGATTACAATCCATGCCCAGGGAGCGCAGCGCAAACGGCTGGTTAAGACCATCTCCGACTGGCTCGGTGCCCCCGCAAAGTACTGCGGTGCGCCCACATTCAACTATGAGGTGGATTACTTCACCATTGACCGAAACGGCAGCTTGTCCTTTGATGACAGCACCGACAGCGAGGTCATCGAGCGGCTCTTGCAGCACATCTACGATGAGGGCTTTGACATCGACCAGAGCCACACCGATGCCGAGGACGAGCCTTGCGCCGTCTGCATTTCCATGCCGAAGAGTCTGTTCACCGACAGCAATCTGGAAAACCTCAAGGCACTCATTGCCGCCAAGGGTGGTCTTATCAAGAAAGCCCTCGGAGTCCCTGACCTGCCACTGGAAATCACGGACACGAAGGTATCCTTCCCTTGGTTCCCGGCAACACCCACCCCGGACGAACTGAAAGCCTACGATACCTTCATCTGCAAGCTGTGCGAACTGGCACGGACGCAGAAGCGTGTAACTTCCACCGAAAAACCCACCGACAACGAGAAATATGCATTCCGTTGCTTCCTGCTGCGGCTTGGCTTCATCGGCGATGAGTACAAGGGCGCACGGAAAATCCTGCTGCGCAATCTGGCGGGCAGCTCCGCTTTTAAGGGTGGTCAATCGAAGGAGGCAGAACCATGCGAATGATCTCAAAAGAAGCATTACAAGCCCTCCGTGAGCGGTTTCCGAAGGGCACACGGGTCGAACTCGTGAAAATGGACGATCCCCAAGCACCGCCTGTCGGCACGAAAGGCACCGTGCGAGGCGTGGACGATATCGGCAGCATCATGGTTGCCTGGGATAACGGCTGCGGCTTAAGCGTGGCTTACGGCGAGGACATCTGCCGGAGGTGCGACAATGAATGAGAAAATCCGAGAGCAGATTCTTGCCGTCCGCAAGACCGGATGCACTAATATGTTTGATGTGCCGATGGTACAATACATTGCCAATGAGATGCGGTTTTACGAACTGGTGGTATTCCTCGAAGAACACCGCAGCGAGTATGTGCATTTCATCCTCACGGGAGAACCGCTGTAATATACACAGTTTCCACCCCAAATGATTGTGTAGTATATATCTCCGAAGTAACTGGCTATATCCGCACTTCAGAGGTAATATACACTCACAACAAAACAAACGGAGGTACACAATCATGTGGAAAGAAGGCAGCATCAGAGTTAACGGCGAGGTTTTTCACTACTGGATGAAGCAGTACGACAAAGGTTCCGAGTGGGGCATCGAGGGCGGACGCATTTCCAAGCTCATGTTCAAGCGCAACGGATACATCGTCTGCAACTACGACAGAGGTTGGGACATCGAACCCGCCGATGAAAACACACAGCTTGCGCTGGAGCTTCTGCTCCACAGCGAAAACTGGTAACCCAATAATTCCATAAAGGGACTGAGCCGAAAGGCTCTTTCTCTCGTATATTCCGAAACAGCCACAGGGCTGTATTTTTTATGCCCAGGAGGTGGTCTCTACGAGAAAACTGAAGAAATACACGCCGACAAGGTTCATGGAGAAAACCTCCCACTACGATGCAGATGCCGCAGACTACGCTGTGATGTTCATCGAGAGCCTGTGCCACACCAAAGGCACCTGGGCGAGAAAGCCCTTCGAGCTTATTGACTGGCAGGAGCAAATTATCCGGGACATTTTCGGTGTCCTCAAGCCCAACGGCTATCGGCAGTTCAATACGGCCTACATCGAAATTCCGAAAAAGCAGGGCAAGTCCGAGCTTGCCGCTGCGGTGGCACTTCTGCTCACCTGCGGTGACGGAGAGGAACGAGCCGAAGTCTATGGCTGTGCTGCGGACCGTCAGCAGGCGTCCATCGTTTTCAATGTGGCGGCTGATATGGTGCGGATGTGCCCAGCACTCTCCAAGCGGGTCAAGATACTGGATTCCCAGAAGCGGCTCATTTATCAGCCAACGGGCAGTATCTACCAGGTGCTCTCCGCCGATGTCGGCAACAAGCACGGTTTCAACACCCACGGCGTGGTGTTTGACGAGCTACACACCCAGCCGAACCGCAAGCTCTTTGATGTTATGACCAAAGGCTCCGGCGACGCTCGTATGCAGCCGCTGTATTTCCTCATCACCACGGCCGGCAATGATACGAAGTCCATCTGCTATGAGATCCATCAAAAGGCCAAAGACATCATCGAGGGACGCAAGATCGACCACACCTTCTATCCCGTCATCTACGGTGCGGAGGAATCGGACGATTGGACAGACCCGAAGGTTTGGAAGAAAGCCAATCCGTCCCTCGGCATCACGGTGGGTATCGACAAGGTCAAAGATGCCTGCGAGTCCGCCAAGCAGAACCCAGGCGAGGAGAACTCCTTCCGACAGCTGAGACTTAACCAGTGGGTGAAACAGGCGGTGCGCTGGATGCCGATGGACAAGTGGGACAAGTGTGAGTTCGCTGTCTGCGAGGATGACCTGGAAGGTCGCGTCTGCTACGGCGGTCTGGACTTGTCCTCCACAACGGATATTACAGCATTCGTTCTGGTGTTTCCTCCGAAAGACGAGGACGACAAGTACATCATCCTGCCGTACTTCTGGATACCGGAGGACAACCTCGACCTTCGAGTCCGGCGTGACCATGTGCCATACGATGTGTGGGAACGGCAAGGATACCTCCAAACCACTGAGGGCAATGTCGTTCACTACGGCTATATCGAAAAATTCATCGAAAGCCTGGGCGAACGGTTCAATATTCGGGAAATTGCCTTTGACCGCTGGGGCGCTGTGCAGATGGTTCAGAACCTGGAAGGCATGGGCTTCACGGTCGTTCCCTTTGGACAGGGTTTCAAAGATATGTCCCCGCCGACCAAGGAGCTGATGAAACTGGTGCTGGAGCAGAAAATTGCCCACGGTGGACACCCCGTTCTCCGCTGGATGATGGACAACATCTTCATCCGCACCGACCCTGCCGGAAACATCAAGCCGGACAAAGAGAAATCCACAGAGAAAATCGATGGTGCCGTGGCGACCATTATGGCACTTGACAGAGCTATACGCTGTGGAAACGACAAGACCGAGTCTGTTTATGACAGTCGAGGTCTTTTATTTATATGAAGGGAGAGTTTATATGGGTATCTTTTCAGGGCTGTTCAAATCCAGGGACAAGCCTCAAAACCGCACGATGGGCAGCAACTATGCCTTTTTCATGGGCGGCACGACCTCCGGCAAAGCGGTGACGGAACGCTCCGCTATGCAGATGACCGCCGTGTATTCCTGCGTCCGCATCCTGTCGGAAGCTGTCGCAGGACTGCCGCTGCACCTCTATAAATACACGGACAGCGGTGGCAAGGCAATGGCGCTCGACCATCCGCTCTACCGCTTGCTCCACGATGAGCCGAACCCAGAGATGAGTTCTTTCGTGTTTCGTGAGACACTCATGACACACCTGCTCCTCTGGGGCAATGCCTACGCGCAGATTATCCGAAACGGTAAAAATGAAATCGTTGCTTTGTATCCGCTTATGCCCAACAAGATGTCGGTGGACAGAGATGAAAATGGGCGTCTCTACTACACCTATTACCGTAGCTCGGACGAAGCCATCAAAAACAAGGAGTTCGCCGTAACGCTTCATCCCTCGGATGTACTCCACATACCGGGACTCGGTTTTGACGGTCTGGTCGGCTACAGTCCCATTGCTATGGCAAAGAACGCCATCGGCATGGCGATTGCCTGTGAGGAGTATGGTGCAAAATTCTTCGCCAACGGTGCCGCTCCGGGTGGTGTGCTGGAACACCCCGGCACGATCAAAGACCCACAGCGTGTGCGGGAGAGCTGGCAGTCAACCTTCGGTGGCAGCGGCAACGCCAATAAGATCGCCGTACTGGAAGAAGGCATGAAATACACGCCCATCGGCATCTCGCCGGAGCAGGCACAGTTCCTGGAAACACGCAAATTCCAAATCAATGAAATTGCTCGAATTTTCCGAGTCCCGCCCCACATGGTCGGCGACCTGGAAAAGTCGAGCTTTTCTAATATTGAGCAGCAGTCCCTTGAGTTTGTGAAATACACCCTCGACCCCTGGGTCATCCGTTGGGAGCAGTCCATTCAACGCTCCCTGCTGAACTCCGAGGAAAAGAAGAAGTACTTTGCAAAATTCAATGTGGAAGGCTTGCTTCGCGGCGATTACCAGAGCCGCATGAACGGGTACGCCATCGGGCGGCAGAACGGCTGGATGTCCGCCAACGACATCCGAGAGTTGGAAAACCTCGACCGTATCCCGGCAGAGGACGGCGGCGACCTGTACCTCATTAACGGCAATATGCTCCCGCTGAAAAATGCCGGGGCTTTTGCAAATACACCTACCGATGACGGAAAGGAGGAAAAATCCGATGAAGAAATTCTGGAATTGGAAGAACCAGACGGAGACAGCGGAACGGACGCTGTTTCTGAACGGAACCATCGCCGAGGAAAGTTGGTTTGACGATGACGTCACGCCGCAGCTTTTCAAGGATGAGTTGAACAGCGGCGACGGCGACATTACCGTTTGGATCAACAGCCCCGGCGGCGACTGCGTGGCAGCGGCACAAATCTACAATATGCTCATGGACTACAAGGGTGATGTGACCGTGAAAATCGATGGCATTGCGGCATCCGCAGCGTCCGTCATCGCTATGGCAGGCACGAAAGTGCTGGTGTCTCCGGTGTCCATGCTCATGATCCACAACCCCATGACTGCGGCATTCGGCAATTCGGAGGAAATGCAGAAAGCTATCGAGATGCTCATAAGCGTTAAGGATTCCATCATTAACGCTTATGAGATTAAGACAGGGCTGTCCCGCGCCAAGCTCTCGCACCTCATGGATGCCGAAACTTGGATGGACGCAAATAAGGCTGTGGAACTGGGCTTTGCGGACGAAATCATGCAGAGAAGCCGAGAATCCGATGATGTGCCTGCACCCGCCGTTTCCATGCTGTATTCCAAGGCGAATGTGGTGAACTCCCTCATGGAGAAGATCGCCGCAAAATGCGCCATTGAACCCAAACCAGCCGTGCCGGAGCGCACGGGACGCTCTGTAGATGAACTCAGAGCCAAGCTGAACACCATCAAAAACTACATTTAATATGGAGGTATTTCAATATGACTATCGTTGAACTGCGCGAAAAGCGCGCCAAGCTGTGGGCTACGATGGAGGGCTTCCTCGACACCCACCGCGACCGAAAAGGCGTTCTGTCTGCCGAGGACGATGCCGTTTACGCCAATATGGAGAAGGAGCTGAACGATCTCACCAATGAGGTCAGACGCATGGAACGCCGCGATGCCATTGCCGCAGAGCTTGCAAAGCCCGTATCCTCTCCCATCACCGAGCAGCCCCAGAAAGCGACCGGCGAAGCCAAGACCGGCAGAGCGTCTAACGCCTACCGCGAGGATTTCGGTTTGCATCTGCGCGGCAAACGTATGCTCCACAATGTGCTCTCCGAGGGCGTGGACGCCAACGGCGGCTATCTCGTCCCCACGGAGTTTGAGAAGTTCATCGTGGACACGCTCAAGGAGGAAAATGTGATGCGCCGTCTGTGCAAGGTCATTACTACCGATAACGAGCGTAAGATCCCCGTTGCAGCGACCCATTCCACCGCTGCGTGGACTGCTGAAAATGCTGCCTACACCGAGAGCAATCCCACCTTCGCACAGAAGACCATTGATGCCTACAAGCTGACCGACCTTGTGAAGGTAAGCATTGAGCTTCTGGACGACAGTGCTTTCGATCTGGAAGAGTACATCGCCCGTGAGTTTGCCTACGCCTTCGGTGCTGCCGAGGAACAGGCATTCTGCGTCGGCACCGGTACGGGTCAGCCCACCGGCCTGTTCACCACCAACGGTGGCACGGTCGGCGTTACCGCAGCCAGTGCGACCACTGTTACCACCGATGAGGTGATTTCCCTCATCTATGCGCTGAAAGCACCTTACCGCAAGAATGCCAAGTTCCTGATGAACGATGCTACTGTTTCCGCACTTCGTAAGCTGAAGGATTCCAACGGTCAGTATCTGTGGCAGCCCTCCCTGCAGGCGGGTCAGCCGGACAGACTGCTCGGTTACGAGATTTACACCAGCCCGTATGCTCCCACGCTGGCGGCAGGTGCGCTCTCCATTGCCTTCGGCGATTTCCAGAGCTACTGGATCGCTGACCGCACCGGCAGAACCGTTCAGCGTCTGAACGAGCTGTATTCCACCAACGGTCAGGTCGGCTTTGTTGCCACCGAGCGTGTGGACGGCAAGATCATCCTGCCGGAGGGTATCCAGCTTCTGAAGATGAAGGCGTCTTGATGAAAGGAGGCGGCGGTGATGGACGAGCTTCTCTCCAAAGTGAAAGACAACCTTATCCTGGAACACACGGCGGATGATGCCTTGCTGAAAAGCTACATCACCGCCGCTGTTTCTTATGCCGAAAGCTACCAGCATATCCCGGAGGGGTTCTACAAGGAGAACCCCATGCCAGCCACCACAGAGCAAGCCGTCATCATGCTGTCGTCCCACTTCTATGAAAGCCGGGACGGCAGCACGGGTGGCTTCTTTGCGGATAACACCGGTGTGGCGCAGCAGGTGTGGAACACCGTCAATCTGCTGCTCCGCTTGGATAGGCGGTGGCAGGTATGAGTTTTGGAAAAATGAACGGCTTTGCCGACATTGTGAAAACCAGGCAGGTCAAGGACAGCGAGGGCTTCATCCATTCCGAGAATGAAGTCCTCGCTTCCGTCCATGTCTATCGGGAAGGTCGGCACGGCAGTCAGCGTTGGGCAAACCTCGCCGCATTCAGCGAAGCGACCGACCTGTTCCGCTTTCGGCGTATTCCTGGACTGACAATCACCACAGGCCAGTTTCTCATTTGCGATGACTGTCGCTACGACATTGTGTCCGTGGAGGATGTAAAGGGGCGTGGGATGTACATTGAGGTGCTGGCAAAGAAGGAGGTGCCGACCGTTGGCTAAGTGCGACATGAAAATGCCGGAGGATTTCCTTCTGAAGATTTCCAAGCTCGGCAGCAACTTTGACAGCGTTGCGGATACCGTCCTGCAGGCCGGTGGCGAGGTGATGCTGAAAAAGGTCAAGAGCAATCTCTCCTCCGCTATTGGCAGAGGGACAAAGTTCAAATCCCGCACCACAGGCGAACTGGAAGGTGCGCTTGGCCTTTCTCCCTCCAAGCTGAACCGGGACGGTAACCACGACATCAAGGTCGGCTTCGCAGAACCCCGCTCGGACGGCAGCAGCAATGCCAAGCTGGCCAACATTCTCGAATACGGCAAGCACGGTCAGCCTGCAAAACCGTTTCTGAAACCTGCGAAAACGGCGTCCCGGCAGGAATGCATCGATGCCATGACCAAGGCACTGGATGAGGAGGTGGAAAAGCTGTGAGCCTGCTATCCGATTTACAAACCATCGCCGAGTATTGCGGTGTTCCAGTGGAAACGGGTGTGTTCTCCGGCAAAGCACCGGACACCTATCTGGTCATCACACCGCTGTCGGACAGCTTTGAGCTTCACGCCGACAACACCCCCGGCTGCGAAACGCAGGAGGCACGGCTGTCCCTCTTCACAAAGGGCAGTTACACCAAACTGAAAAATGACCTTGTCCGTGCCATGCTGGGTGCGGACTTTTATATTACCGACCGCCGGTACATCGGATATGAAACCGAAACCGGCTACCATCACTACGCCATTGATGTGGCGCAAATCTACGAACTGGAGGAATGAATCATGGCAACGATCGGTCTTGACAGACTGTATTACGCAAAAATCACCGAGAACGACGCCGGTGAGGAAACCTACGGTACGCCGTCCCAGCTTGCCAAAGCCATCTCCGCTGACCTTTCGGTGGAACTGGCAGAGGCAACTCTATACGCCGACGACGGTGCTTCGGAGATCGTGAAGGAATTCAAATCCGGCACACTCTCCCTCGGCATCGACGATATCGGCTCTGCGGCGACATCCGACCTCACGGGCGCAACCATCGACAAGAATAAGGTGCTGATTTCCGCATCCGAGGACGGCGGCGACCCTGTGGCGGTGGGATTCCGTGCCAAGAAGTCCAACGGCAAGTACAAGTATTATTGGCTGTACCGAGTGAAATTCGGTATTCCGGCGACGAACCTTGCCACCAAGGGCGACAGCATTACTTTCTCTACACCCACTATTGAAGGCACCATTCTGCGCCGCAACAAAGCAGACGCAGGCGGCAAGCACCCGTGGAAAGCGGAGGCACTGGAGGGCGATGTGACCGCTGCGACCATCACGAACTGGTATAAGGAAGTCTATGAGCCGACCTATACCACGACACCCGAAAAACAGGGTTAACGGAGGTAACACACAATGGATAACGAGAGAACTGCAGTCATCACCATCGGTGACGAGGAATACACACTCCTGCTTACCACCAAGGCTACCAAGGAAATCGCCGGTCGCTATGGCGGTCTGGAAAACCTCGGCGAGAAGCTGATGAAGTCCGAGAACTTTGAAATGGCTATCGGCGAGATCGTGTGGCTCATCACACTTCTTGCAAATCAGAGTATCCTCATCCACAACCTCAAGGATAAGGAGCACCCCAAGGAGCTGCTCACCGAAGATGTGGTGGAGCTTCTGACCACGCCCCTCGACCTCGCCGGATACAAAACCGCCATTACGGAGGCGCTCTACAAGGGCACCAAGCGGAATGTGGAAAGCGAGAAAGACGCAAAAAACGCGCAAGTCGGGTAACGGTCTCCGATGCGGAGCTGTTTACCCGGCTTCTTTATTACGGTCTTGCCCACCTGCATCTCAGCCAGGATGAGGTGTGGCTGATGCCGTTTGGACTGCTTTTGGACTTATGGGAGTGCCATAAGCAGTATAACGGGCAGGCTGTTCCAGCTCACGAACACTACATTGACGATATTATCCCGGACGGCATTTAAGGAGGTGACGGTACATGGCAGACAGTTTCGGACTGAAGATCGGTCTTGAGGGCGAAAAAGAATTCAAGAAAGCACTGGCGGACATCAACCAGTCTTTCAAGGTGCTCGGCTCCGAAATGAAGCTCGCCACCTCTCAGTTTGATAAGAACGATAAATCCGTGGAGGCTCTCGCCGCACGGAATAAGGTGCTGCGAAAAGAGATCGATGAGCAGACTACAAAAATCGACACTCTTCGCAAGGCTCTGCAGAATGCCGCCACCTCTTTCGGAGAAAGCGACCGCCGCACCCAGAACTGGCAGATCCAACTCAACAATGCCGAAGCCGCCCTCAACGATATGAACCGTGAGCTGGACGAGAATGAGAAAGCCATCAAGGAGGGCGGCAAGGCTGCGGAGGAATCCGGCAGTAAGTTTGAAGGCTTCGGCAAGGTTCTCAAAACCGTAGGTGTGGCACTCGGTGCTGTGGCTGTTGCCGCAGGTGCCGCCGCCGTAAAGCTCGGCAAAGAAGTCATCGCCGCCCATGCTGACTACGAGCAGTTGGTCGGCGGTGTTGACACTCTGTTCAAGGACTCCTCGCAGGAGATCCAGCGGTACGCCGCCAACGCATACAAAACGGCAGGACTTTCTGCCAACGAGTACATGGAGACGGTCACGGGCTTTTCCGCAAGCCTGATCCAGTCTCTCGGCGGTGATACCGAGAAAGCCGCAAAGTATGCGGATATGGCAATCACGGATATGTCCGATAACGCCAACAAGATGGGCACGGATATGTCCTCCATGCAGAATGCCTACCAGGGTTTCGCCAAGCAGAACTATACGATGCTCGATAACCTCAAGCTGGGCTACGGCGGCACAAAGCAGGAAATGGAGCGACTGCTCGCCGATGCGGAGAAGATATCCGGCGTCAAGTATGACATCTCCTCCTACGCAGATGTGGTGGAAGCCATTCACGTCATGCAGGAGAGCATGGACATTGCCGGTACGACCGCAAAAGAAGCGGAAGCCACCATTTCCGGCTCTGTCAATGCGCTGAAATCCGCCGTGTCGAACCTCATTGTAGGCTTCGGTGATGCGGACGCTGACATGGAGCTGCTGTGCAACAACATGGTGGATGCCTTCAAGACCGTGGTGGCGAACATCACCCCGGTTATTGAGAACATCGTGGCGGCTCTGCCCACGGCGCTGGATGCTCTGCTGACGGCTGTGGGTGAACTGCTGCCCACACTGCTGGAGGCGGTCACCGAACTGTTCTCGCAGATGCTGGAAACGCTCCTGTCCCTGCTTCCGCAGCTTATCCCTGCGGCGGTGTCCGCTCTCATGACCATCGTGAACACGCTGATCGAGAATCTGCCCCTGCTTATTGAGGCAGCGGTGCAGCTGGTGCCTACACTTGTGACAGGCATTGCAGATGCGCTGCCCACGCTCATTCCGGCAGCGGTGCAGGCTATCGTCACCATCGTACAAGGTCTGGTGGACAGCCTGCCGATGCTCCTTGACGCAGCCTTACAGCTTATAACAGGGCTGGCGCAAGGGCTTCTGGACGCAATACCCGTGTTGATCGCCGCCCTGCCGGAAATCATCAACGGTATCATTACCTTCTTACTGGATTCGATTCCTCAGATCATCGAAACAGGCATTCAGCTTCTGACCTCGCTGGTGACTGCATTGCCGGAAATCATTATGGCAATCGTGGAAGCCATCCCGAAAATCATTGACGGTATTATCAATGCTGTGCTGAATGCGATACCGCTCATTATTCAGGCAGGCATCGACCTGCTGATTTCTCTCATTCAAGCCCTGCCGCAGATCATCACGACTATCGTACAGGCGATTCCGCAAATCATCTCCGGCATTGTCAATGCACTGGTCGGAAACATCGATAAGATCATCATGGCAGGCGTGCAGTTGTTCGTTGCCCTGATTGAAAATCTGCCCACCATCATCGTGGAGATCGTCAAGGCCGTACCGCAGATTATTGCAGGCATCGTGAAAGCCTTCGGCTCTCTGATGTATAAAATCGTGGAGATTGGCGGCAACATCGTCAAGGGACTGTGGAGCGGTATTACCCAGCTTGCCTCGTGGCTGTGGGACAAAGTGTCCGGGTGGATCTCCTCCATCTGGGACGGCATCTGCGATTTCTTCGGCATCCATTCACCCTCGAAGGAGATGGCGTGGGTCGGCGAAATGCTGGTCAAGGGTCTTGCAGGCTCTATTGATGATAACGGCGATGAAGCGGTCAAAGCCGCAGAAGATATGGCGGAGGACATCAACGGTGTCATGGGCGACCTCGCTCACGATATGCAGACAGCTCTGCCCACCGACTTTGATGTGAACGGCTCGATCCGCTCTGCCGTGGACGGTGTGGTCGGAAAGGCGGCATCCGCTTTCACCATTGCCCTGAACATTACGAACTTCAACAATTATAGCAGCGAGGATATCCGTCAGCTCACCTCCGAAGTCATGGAAATGGCGAACCAGTTCGCCCAGCGGAAAGGAGTGGTATTCGCATGACCTATTTTACCTACAACGGCCGCAGTTCCGCTGAGTTCGGTCTGCATATCGAGAAGAAGGACGTGTTCTCCGCACCGGAATACGATGCGGAGTTCATTTCCATTCCCGGCAGGAGCGGCGACATCATCAATCCGAACCGCCGCTTTGCCAACATCAAGGTGACCTACACAGTGTTCCTCGCTCGGAAGAATATAGCCGCACTTGCCGCTGTCCTGCGGGACATTAAGGGCTGGCTTTATTCCGAGCCAGACAGATACCACGAAATCACCGACTCTTACGATGCGGAGTATTTCCGATATGGCGTTATTTCCGGCAATCTGGACATTGAGGAGCAGCTGAACAAGGTCGGCAGTTTTACCGTGACCTTCAACTGCAAGCCGTATAAATACAGCTTTACAGGACAGGAGACGGTGGCGGCTGACGCTTCCGAACTGACGATTACCAATCCGACCGCTTTTGAGAGCCGACCGTACATCAAGCTATACGGCAGCGGTACGGTGACGCTGCTGATACAACCCCAAGGACGGGGCATGATGATTTCCGACTTGGACGAGTATATTGAGATCGACAGTGATCTGATGAACTGCTTCAAAGGCACCGTCCTCAAAAATGACACCGTCAAAGGTGCGGAATATCCGGTTTTCAAGTCGGGTGTTTGCACCATCAACTGTACCGGCGATGTAACAAGGATTGAAGTCATTCCGAGGTGGTGCTGTTTATGATCCCTGTACTCTACGCCGCAAATACTGCGGATTTTTCCTCATTTGGTCTCGGTGTGCTGACGGACACCATTTCCTGCGAAGTCACCGAGGAAAGAAACGGCATATTCGAGTGCTTACTCAAATACCCGGTGAGCGGTCAGCACTATGGGCTTATCACCAAGGAGTGCATTATCAAGGCAAAGCCCAACGATACCGCCGCCGACCAGGCATTCCGCATTTATCGCATCACGAAACCCTTAAACGGCATCGTCACCATCTACGGTCAGCACATCTCCTATGACCTTGCCAATGTGCCGGTGTTGCCTTTTTCGACCGAGAGTCGCTCTCCTCAGCTCATTTTCTCGCAGCTCCTTGCCGGAGATACACGCTTTACCGGCTGGACGGACTACTCGGATGCAAAGGCATTTTCCGTCGCCCAACCGAAAAGTGTCCGCGCCTGCCTCGGCGGTGCGGAAGGCTCCATGCTCTCCAAATGGTACGGTGAGTTTGAGTGGGACAACTACACAGTGAAGTTCCATTCGCACCGCGGGCAAAAGACCGGCGTGGTCATTGAATACGGCAAGAACCTCACCGCATTGGAGCAGGACGAGGACAACAGCGGTGTGTATACCGCACTGCTCCCATATGCCGTGTACACCCCGGAAGGTGCGGACACCGAAACGGTGGTCACGCTGCCGGAGGTGACGCTTCCTATTGTGACCTCAGAGATCATCCGGGCGAAAACGCTCATCATGGATTTCTCCGACCAATTTGGAGATGCGGCTATCACGGAGGAAGCGCTCCGGGCAAAGGCCAACAGCTACATCAAGGCCAATCCGCTCGGCACAACTATTCCGACAGTAACGGTCTCTTTCGAGCCGCTTTGGAAACAGCCGGAGTATTCGGCACTCCTGGAGCGGGTCAACCTCTGCGATACCGTCACCATCCGGCACTCGGCTCTCGGTGTCAGCGCGTCAGCTATGGTCATTGAGACCGTGTACGACACCCTCGCTGAGCGGTATAAGAGCATTTCCCTCGGTCAGAGCAAGTCCAGTATGATTACCACCATCTCCGAGGTGCAGTCCACGGTCGACAAGGTGGAGTCCACGGTGGGACGCTTTCCGAAGCTGCTCCAAACCGCCATCGGAAAAGCCACCGGACTTATCACCGGCCAGAGCGGCGGCTATGTGGTCATCCATACCACCGAGGAAAACGGACAGCCCTATGAGCTGCTCATTCTGGACGCTCCCTCCATTGACGAAGCCGTGAATGTCTGGCGGTGGAATGTGGGCGGCTTGGGATTTTCCCGTAACGGCTACAACGGCCCCTACGAAACCGCCATCACGGCGGACGGTCAGATCGTTGCAGACTTCATCACCTCCGGCTCACTGGTGGCCAACATCATCAAGGCGGGTGTTATCCAGTCGCAGGACGGCTCATCTTATTGGGATTTGGAGAGTGGTGAAGTCGTGCTTCGTGCCTACGCCACCAGCAAGGAGGTCACCGAGGTCAGCGACCGCATTACCACCATTGAGGAGCAGAAAATGCTCCGGCTCGTCATCATCTCGTCCAACGGGAACATCTTCAAGAACGGCAATGTAAAAACGCTGCTTTCCGCCAAGGTGTACTCCTGGGACGAGGACATCACCGACACGCTGGATGCCAACCAGTTTGTCTGGACAAGGGTGTCTGAGGATACGGAAGCGGACAAAGTCTGGAACGAGCAGCATTTCGGCGGCGCAAAGTCCGTGGTCATCACCGGTGTGGATGTCAAAATCCGCGCCACTTTTTATTGTGACCTCATCGACACCACGACCAGGCAGAGCCTGTTATAACGGAGGAATTTACTATGGCAACCGCAGAACCCACAACAGAAGCCGGCACAGTGTCCGGTTCAGATACAACAACTTCAAAGGAGGCTTCTCACATGAGCAAAGCACAAGGCCAGTTTACCATCATCGACTACAATGACGCACTGACGCTGACGGGGTACATCGGCTCGAACCTCGCCAAAACCCAGATGTATAACCCCGACAACGGCAGTTGCACCCCCGACTGGAAAACGAAGAACCTCGTTCTGACGCCCAGTCTGTATGTCATCGGCACCACCGCCGACCAGATCGCCACAGCCAATGTCACCTCGGTCAAGTGGTATGTGGGCGACAGCAACACCGCCATCACCGCAGGCGCGAACTACGCCCTCAGTGGTGCCAAGAGCCACATCCTCACGGTCAAGGCCAATGTCATGGCGGAACTGCCCGGCATCGACTATCGCTGTGTCATCACTTACAAGGACGAAAGCACCGGTCTGTCGCTGACTCATCCGCTGACCATTTCCTTCTCCCGTGTGGTCAACGGCTCCGGCATCGTTGACCTGCTGGTCACCACGCCCAACGGAAATGTGTTCAAGAACGAGGAGGTCGCCAGTCTGACCGCCAAGGCCGAGCTGTGGCGCGGCTCTACGGTAGACACCACCAAGGTCAGCTACAAGTGGGCGGTCATGGACGCTTCCGTCACCGCTACTTCTTCCACCGGCTATGATGCAGACTTCGGCATCGGCTGGCGCAAGCTCTCGGATACCGCCGACAAATACACCGGCACGGCCACCAATACCCTCACGGTCTACGCCGCAGCGGTGGACAGCTACGCCGTGTTCAAGTGCTGTGCCCAGGACACGGATTCCGCATCGGCTTCTTATAACACGAAGTTTTTCGACGTGGCGACCTTCATCGACAACTCCGACCCGCTGCAGATCATCGTCACCTCCACGGGCGGCGATGTGTTCAAGAACGGCCAGGGCACGACCGTGCTGACCGCCGTCTGCTATCAGGCAGGCTCCGAGGTTGACGTAGCCGGGAACGGCAGTTACACCTGGACGAAGTACAACAAGGACGGTGTAGTCGATACCTCTTGGGGAACCAACGGCAGCAAGACCGGCAAGACCCTGTCGGTGTCCAGCACCGATGTGGATACCAAGGCAACCTTTATGGTCGTTGTGGCACTTTAAGGAGGTGGTGAGATGATCGCATCGGCACAGTTCACGATTATCAGTCTCTGCGATGTGGTCACCTCGGACACGCCGCCGGAGAACCCCTATGAGGGGCAGCTCTGGGTGGACACCTCTGTGACCCCGCCGGAAACGAAAATATGGGACGGGAACGAATGGGTGGTGCAGAACGACATTGAAACGATCCGCACCACCATTTCCATTCTGACCGAGAAGGACGCACAGTTCCAACAGACCATCGACGGGCTGAACAGCTATGTGGCGACCCTTACCGAAACGGTGGAAACAGTGTCCAATGACCAGGGTGTCCTGGAGGAACGGATACTGAATTCCGAGAGCAGGGTTTCGGAACTGGAACACACGGTGGACGGGCTGTCCGTCACCATGCAGGAGCAGTACATCGGCGGCATCAACTATGTGCAGAACTCTTCCGGGCTGAACGGCATCACGGATGATTGGAGCTACTCCGGTACGGTGAAAACAGATACCTCCACCGATACCCAGAACAACACCATTTCCGACTCCTGCTTTGTGCTGGGAGCCTATTCCTCGTTGTCGCAGTACATCCGAGGTGTAGTCCCCGGCACTTATACGATCTCGGTCCGGGCAAAGAAAACCTCGACCATGTCCGGGTATTTCTATGTGACCTACAACGGAAACAAAACCAAGTACCTGTTCAATAAGTCCACGGCATTTGACTGGACGGACTATTCCGTGACGCTCACGGATGTGACTGACCCTACGCTGCGTATTTACTGCTACTGTCGGGATGCGTCCATTTATCTCGCCGACGTCATGATTTCCGAAGGAGCGATTCCCCGAAAATGGACGCCTGCTCCCAACGAGATCTACACTCAGGAGGTCAAGATCGACAAGCGGGGCATCGAGGTGTCCAACAGCGCATCGTCCCAGCGGACGGTCATCACAAACACGGAGTTCGCCGGTTACTACAACGACGAGGTGATTTTCACCCTGAACAAGGACGAAACGCAAACCAAGAAAACCACGGTGGACGGCGAGCTGACTGTGGGAAAAACGAAGTTTGTCCCGATGCCCACGGCGTCCGAGGGGTTGAATATCGTCATTCTGGATTAAGGAGGGAAAGCCATGGCAACTTGGAAAAGTGCAGCATACGATGGGCGCTATCTTCAACTGGACATTTCGGAAAGCGTAAATGTGGTCGGTAACAGCTCGACACTTTCCTGGACGCTGACCTCTACCGGTGGCGCGTCCACTTACTACACGATTGACACGACCACTGTAACGATCAATGGTACGACCGTATACTCAAAGGACCGTACCTATTGGGATGACCGTGTTTTCCCGGCAAAGAAAGGTTCTGTCAGTGGCACGATTACTGTAGCTCACAACAGCAACGGCAGCAAAACGATTGCGGTCGGATTCTCGACCCGTGTTTATATCTACGGTCCCCAGGAGTACGGCGGCAGTATGACGCTGACCACCATCGACCGTTCCGCACCTACCGTGACCTTCAGTACATCGAATGTCACGGCAAACGGGTTCAAAATCTCCGCTACATCCTCTGCCACGGCGGACATCTGGCAGTACAGCACAAACGGCGGTTCGAGCTGGACGCAGTTCTCAACGACGGCATCCACCAGTGCCAGCGTGACGATCACCTCGCTCTCACCGAATACAAGCTACACGGTGAGGGTCAGAGCAAGGCGGCAGTACAACCATGTCTACGGCACTTCCGGCAGTTCCACGGTCAAGACGCTGGGCGGTGCTGTGGTGAATAGTGTCAACACGGTGACGGCGGACAATGCCACGGTTTCCATTACCATCAATGTGACCGTGTACGAAGCCTCCTACACCAATACGCTGGTGCTCAAAAACGGCAGCACGACCATCCTGACTATTTCCGGGCTTTCCTGGTCGAAGGGCACGGCGAACCGCACGGTCACGCTGACATCGGCGCAGAGAACAACGCTGTTGAACGCTATGGCATCCATCAAGTCGTTCACAGGTACCTTTGCGGTTTCGTCCTACAGCGGGTCTACGCAGATCGGCAGCACCTCAAGCAAAACCGCCACTGTACTGACCACGGCAACCAATTCTGCTCCGACCATAAGCGGATTCACTTATGCCGACAGCTACACGACCACGAAAAACCTCACGGGCAACGATCAGCTGTTCGTACAGGACTACTCAACCCTCAAGGTCACCCCCGGAACAGCGACTGCGAAGAACGGTGCCAGCATTTCCAACTACACCGCTTCCTGCAACGGTTTATCCGCATCCAATTCGACCGGCGCTGCAATTACGGTCGGAAAGATCGCCAAGTCCGGCAGTGTGACGGTCACGCTCTCGGTCACGGACTCCCGCGGCTACACCGCCGAAACTTCACGGACGGTGACAGTCATTCCGTACACTAAGCCGAAGATATCCTCGGTGACGCTCCGACGAACCAACGACATTGAAGCGGAAATGCAGCTCAAATTCAGAGGTTCTATTTCCGCTGTGACCGTTGACGGGACGCAGAAAAACAGCGTGGTTTATGTGCGGTATCGGTACAAGAAAACCAGTGAGAGCAGTTACGGCAGCTACACCAGCATCTATTCCGGCACGACAAAAAGCGGAACCTCTTTCAGCTACTCCAATTTGGAACTGCGCAATCTGGATGCCAACAGTTCCTACGACTTCCATTTGCAGATCCAAGACAAGCTCTATTCTTTGAGCAGTCTGGATCTGTATTTTACTGTTCCGCAGGGCACGCCGCTCATTGCGCTGCGAAAAAAGAAGGTCGGCATCAACACGCCGAACCCGCAAGCCGCGCTGGATGTGGACGGCAGCATCCACATGAACGGCGTCAATGTCCACGGCAAAATGGGTAGAGTGGACGGTTCGACCACCGACCTCAACAATGTAAAGACTCCCGGCTACTATTTTGCGTATTCCGCTTCCACGGAAAAGCACTTTCCGACCACCACAATCGGTATGCTGGAGGTCTTTCTGCCAGAGAGCTACTTCATTCAGCAGCGGTACACCGTCTATGACGGTTCAAGAATGTACATCCGAGGAAACTACGGCGGCACATGGTCCTCGTGGCACACGGTGTCGCTGACCACAGTAACATAAAGAATATTTTTGGAATCAAGGCGCTCTGCGGAGTGCCTTTTTTCATACACAAATTCAACATTCAAAGGAGGACAACAACATGAAAGAATTCTGGACGACCATTCAGGTGGTGTTCGCCGGAATCGGCGGCTGGCTGGGATGGTTCTTGGGAGGATGTGACGGCTTGCTTTATGCGCTTCTGGCTTTCGTAGTCATCGACTACATCACCGGCATCATGTGCGCCGTGGTGGACAAGAAGCTGTCCAGCGAAGTCGGCTTCAAGGGCATTTTCAAAAAGGTGCTCATCTTCGCCCTGGTCGGCATCGGGCATATTCTCGACACCCGCGTCATCGGCAGCGGCTCGGTGATGCGTACTGCCGTCATTTTCTTCTACCTGTCGAATGAGGGCGTATCCCTGTTGGAAAACGCCGCATACCTGGGACTGCCCATCCCGCAGAAGCTGAAATCCGTGCTGGAGCAGCTTCATGACCGCAGTGAAAAGGAGGATGAATAATATGGTTTACACAAACAGTTCCCTGGTGTCCTACACCAAACTCAGCCCGAACCACTCCGGGCAGCGTACCCACAGCATTGACCGCATCACGCCTCACTGCGTGGTGGGTCAGTGCTCGGTGGAAACGCTGGGCAACATCTTTTTGCCGACCTCACGGCAGGCAAGCAGTAACTACGGCATCGGCGTGGATGGCAGGGTCGGTATGTATGTGGAGGAAAAGAACCGAAGCTGGTGTTCTTCCTCCAATGCCAACGACCAGAGAGCCATCACCATCGAGTGTGCCAGCGACAACACCGAGCCGTATGCGTTCAAGGACGTGGTGTATAACAGACTCGTGGAACTTTGCACCGACATCTGCAAGCGCAACGGCAAAACCAAGCTGCTCTGGCTTGGGGATAAGACGAAAACGCTGAACTACAATCCGAAGGCGGATGAGATGGTACTGACCGTCCACAGATGGTTTGCGAACAAAAGCTGCCCCGGCAACTGGATGTATGCCCGCATGGGCGATTTGGCATCCAAGGTCACGGCAGCTCTCGGCGGTGATGTAAAGCCTGCCGAACCCGCCAAGCCCACCGGGTCTATCAAGGTCGGCGACCTCGTGACCATCACAGGCAGCACCTACTATGGCGGCAAATCCATTCCCGGCTGGGTGAAAAAGCTCCGCTGGTATGTGGTCGAGGTCAGCGGCGACCGTGCCGTCATCAACAAGGATGAATCCGGCAGGTACGCCATCATGTCGCCGGTCAAAACCTCGGCACTTACCGTGGCTGGCACGAAACCCGCCGAGAACTATCGCATTCATACCGTAACGCACGGAGATACCCTCTGGGCAATCGCCAAGAAGTATCTCGGCAACGGCAGCCGCTATAAGGAAATCGTCAGCCTGAATGGGCTGAAAAGCAATGTCCTCTACAGCGGTATGAAGCTCAAGATCCCGAATAAATAATCTTTGCATACGCCCTCTGCGGATTCATCTCCGTGGAGGGCATTATTTTTTTGCGGACCAGACAGGCGTTTTCCCTCCAGTTGGTACTGAGGCAAACCCTCGGACTGGAGGAAAACTCTATGACAGATTGGCAGAGAGAACAAATACGAATATTGCGCTTACAGGGCGTCAGTTATGTGAAAATCGGCGAGCAACTCGGAATTTCGGATAATACGGTGCGCTCCTTTTGCCGCCGCAGCGGGCTGGGTGACAGTGCAAAGAATGCCGTTGCCTGCAAGCAGTGTGGGAAGTTGATAAAAATCATCCCTAAGCAGAAGCCGAAAAAGTTCTGCTCAGACGCCTGCCGCACTGCATGGTGGAAGTCACACCCGGAGTGCGTCAACCGAAAAGCTGTTTATGAGTACACCTGTGCCTGCTGCGGACGTCATTTTACTGCCTATGGAAATAATCATAGAAGGTACTGCTCTCACGCCTGCTATATTGCAGATCGCTTCGGAAGGGAGCGTGGCTGTGATGAATGACGCCTACAGAGAACGGCTGGAGCAGTATTTTGCCTCCATGCTCCAGGCAAAGCAAATGCTGTCGATGGGGATTTTAACCCCGAAGGATTACGCCACGATTGATACAATTATGGCCGAAAAATACGGGATATCTTCGTGTAGTTTATACCGCGGGATTGACTTGATATACGGTGAGTTCAGAGGTAATATGTCACATTACAAGGAGGTGACACAATGTCAGGAAGAATAACCACCGTATCAAAACCGCCGAAGCTGGAGCGTAAAAAGCGAGTCGCAGCCTACGCCCGTGTTTCCAGTGGCAAGGACGCCATGCTTCACTCGCTGTCCGCACAGGTCAGCCATTACAGCGACCTTATCCAGAGGAATAGCGACTGGCTCTATGCAGGCGTCTATGCCGATGAAGCCAAGACCGGCACGAAGGATTCCAGAGCGGATTTTCAAAGGCTTATTGCCGACTGCCATGCCGGAAAAATTGATATGGTGATCACCAAGTCCATCTCCCGCTTTGCACGAAATACGGTCATGCTGCTGCAGACCGTCCGTGATTTCAAAGCCTGGGAGGTGGACATTTTCTTTGAAGAACAGAATATCCACACCATGAGCGCCGACGGTGAACTGATGCTGACCATTCTGGCGTCCTATGCGCAGGAAGAAAGCCGCTCCGCAAGCGAAAACCAGAAGTGGCGCATCAAGCGGAACTTTGAGGAAGGAATGCCGTGGAACGGAGCCATGCTGGGATATCGTCTAAAGGACGGACGGTACGAGGTCGTACCAAAGGAAGCCGAGCTTGTCCGCCGCATTTATAACGAGTACCTTGCCGGTGACGGCTACCTTTCCATTGTCAAACGGCTGATGGAGGAAGATGTCCCGTCCCGCTTCGGTGGGAAATGGAACCAGTCCGTGGTTTCCAAGATACTGAGTAACTACACCTATACGGGCAATCTGCTTTTGCAGAAAACCTTCCGTGAGAACCATATCACGAAGAAAACCGTCATCAACCACGGTGAATTGCCGAAATACCACGCAGAGAACACCCACGAAGCCATTATTGACATGAAGACCTTTCATGCGGTTCAGACCGAGAAGGCACGGCGGGCGGCTCAGTTCAATAAGAAGCCAGCACCGAGAACCACATACCCATTCACAAGCCTTCTGGTATGCGACAACTGCGGAAAGAACTACCGCCGCAAGACCACCAAAACGGGCATCGTTTGGGTATGCGGAACCTTTAATACACTCGGCAAATCCGCCTGTGCTTCCAAGCAGATACCGGAAACAACGCTTCAACAGGTTACAGCCGAAGTTTTGGGTGCAAAGGCTTTTACACGGGAACAGCTGCACAGCCGGATACAGAGTATTCGGGTATGCAACGGAAACATTCTAATTTTCTGCTTCAAAGATGGCTCGGAGGTCACACGCACATGGAAAGACCGCTCCCGTAGTGAAAGCTGGACGGACGAGATGAAGAAAGCTGCACGCCAAAAAGCCTTAGAGAGGAGCAAGCACAATGCCTAAAGTAACCATGATACCCGCAACCATCAATCCGCTGACACACCTGCCGAAGGTGGCCGCGCAGAAGCGGCGTGTTGCTGGATATGCCCGTGTTTCTACCGACAGCGACGAGCAGTTCACCAGCTACGAAGCCCAGGTGGATTACTACACCAAATTCATACAGTCCAAGCCGGAATGGGACTTCGTAAAAGTATATACGGATGAGGGTATTTCCGGCTGTAATACCAAAAAGCGAGACGGCTTTAACAGTATGGTTTCGGATGCTCTTGTCGGAAAAATCGACCTCATTGTCACAAAGTCGGTCAGCCGATTTGCCAGGAACACCGTGGACAGCCTGGTCACCATCCGCAAGTTGAAGGAAAACGGCGTGGAATGTTACTTTGAAAAGGAGGGCATTTTCACATTTGACGGCAAGGGTGAGCTGCTCATCACCATCATGTCGAGCCTTGCCCAAGAAGAAAGCCGCAGCATTTCGGAAAACATCACCTGGGGACAGCGTAAGAGCTTCGCTGACGGAAAGGTGCATCTTGCCTATAAACGCTTCCTTGGCTACGAAAAGGGCGAGGACGGCAGGCCTACCATTGTGGAAAGTGAAGCGAAAATTGTTCAGCTGATTTACCGCCTTTTCCTTGATGGCAAGTCACAGGCGAGCATTTGCAGATATTTGGAGGACTTGGGTATTCCGTCACCTGGCGGCAAGGATAAATGGAGTAAGACCACGGTCACCAGCATTCTGCAAAATGAAAAATACAAAGGCGATGCGCTACTCCAGAAATCCTTCACGGTCGATTTTCTGGAAAAGAGGATGAAGCCCAACGAGGGTGAGGTGCCGCAATACTATGTGGAAGGCAGCCATCCCGCCATTGTCGATCCTGACGAATGGGATCATGTGCAGACAGAGTTTGCCAGAAGAAAGGCACTGGGCAGAGCCTACAGCGGAAAGAGTGTTCTTTCAGCCAAGCTGGTCTGCGAGGACTGCGGTGGCTTCTTCGGCTCAAAGGTCTGGCATTCCACCGACCGCTACCGCCGCACCATCTGGCAATGCAACAGCAAGTTCAAGGTTGAAGAACGCTGCCATACTCCCACGGTAAACACGGAAACCGTGCAGCGGCTTTTCACTCAAGCCTTCAATCGGATGATGGAGAACCGAGAGCAGATCATCAAGGACTGCGAAACCATGCGCCGTGCGCTGACAGACTTTGCGGAATTGGACGCAGAAATTGAACGGCAGCTTGAGGAAACGCAGGTCGTAGCCGAACTGGTCAAGGCGGCAGTCAAGGAAAACGCTTCCACGGTGCAGTCTCAGGAGGCTTATCTGAGAAAGTATGAAGCCCTCACCGAGCGTTACGAAAAAGCCGCTGCGGAACTGGAGCGGTTACAGAACCTGCGTACTACGCAAAGTCAGCAAGACAAGGCAATGGCACTTTACATCCGCACCCTCAAAAAACAGCCGGTGGTGCTGCGTGAGTGGAGCGACACCATCTGGACGGTGATGGTCGAGAAGGCAATTGTCCACAGGAACGGTGCGATTACCTTCGTTTTCAAGAACGGCACAGAGGTCAAGGTCGGAGAATAA